GCCATCACCAGTTCGCTCACGTTGTGCCCAACGCTCGATGAAAAGTAGGTCTTTACAAAGTTACAGCCTACGATCCCTAAATTGATCAGCAGCCGATCATGCTGCTCCTCCCACGATTGATCCTCCTCCAGAACCTGCCAGCTCATGTGGGTTGCGATCCGATCAGCCTTCTTGCGAAGATCCCCTGTTGGATCATCGCCCACCACGCGGTACTTAACGACATCGGTGCCGTTGATGATGTTGCCGTAGGAGCGGGCGGAGAATTGCAGCGCTGCGATTGTGACTAGCGGGAAAACTACATTACTGGCTCCTGGCCATGGGAATGTCTTTTCCCGCTGTATCTGTAGCGCCATATCAAGCGCGGCGTCAGTTCTTTTTTCCCACTTCGAGCGGCTTGTTTTATCGCGCGCGTAGCCATCGTGCACAAGGTTTCCGATCTGCGTCAGATCATCTGCATCGAAGCGATCGCACAAATTGGGGCTCGCGGCCACGCTGGCATCGAGCTTAATAGTCTTGGAGAGCTTGAGCAGTTCCATCAGTAGCCCGTCACTTGCGAGCGGCCATCGCTCCCTGAGCCTTTACGCAGTGCGCGCGAGCGAGTTTCAAACTCCTCCTCCGCATCGGTTATAAATTCATCGCTCTCCAGCAGGCGAAACTCCTCAAACCCCTTCGATAGAAGCGCCGCGCTGTCGAACTGATCGTCCAGCAGGGCCTCGCTCGTGCCGGTGAATCGGAGCAGCTCATTTTCAAACTCCTCATACCAGCTCGCTTCCTTGTTGAAGCGACAGCCACCGGCTCTCATGCGTTTTTGCAATGATCGGCCGCGCACGGCCTTGTCCTTCACGGGATTGATCACTTGCACGTTAAGCCAGATATCTCTCTGCCTCATCTCCTGATAGAGCATCGGCTCAATGGACTTCCAGATCACGCCCCCTTCGACAAAAAACACTTCCGGCTTCCATCGCGTCTGGATGCTAAATAGCTCATCGACGATACCAAGGCTATCCAGCCGTGCCACTCGCTGATCGAGGAAATGGAGAGTGTTCGCAGCATCCTTCCCACCGATCGTAAAGGAGCTTCGATTGGCGGAGTCTGCCTTTGATACAGCCCAGTCAACTCCGACAGCGATAACTTTGTCAAACTCGAAATCCTCCTCGGACATGGGGAGGAAATCCTCTTTGCGTAAGTACGCATCGGCGTAGTCGAGCGGGTCATTCAGGAACTCCTGGCTGTAGCCGGCAGAGTCTTGCTTGCGGATAAACACATCGCGAATCGATCGTAGTTCGCTCTCTGGGAACTTTTCAGGCCAAAGTATCTGGCTAAAGTCATCGAAGCTTGCGTGCGCCCGATAGAGCCTCGCGTTCCATGAGGGGTGCTTCATGAGCCCAGCCAGTAGCGAGTCATCGTGCAATATCGTGCCGTGACATCGAATCTTTCCCTCACCGCGCAGCGATTGGACGCAGGCGCGGTAGAACCAGCGCGAGAATTTCTTGCGCCGCTCGCGGCTTTCCACCTGCTCATCGTCCTCCAGATCATCGCACACGATCAGTCCGGGCCTCTTGCCGCGCCACTTCAAACCGCGAATCTTCTGCTCGGCGCCACGAGCCATAATGCGAAACTGATGGCCGTCGAGGCACTTAACCACGATATCTGTCTTTTGCTCAGTGACAAATTCCTTGATTTTGAAATCTCGCAGCAAATCCTCGTTCTCAACAAACTCTCGGGCCATGTCGGCCAAATGCTCTTTGGCCATCTCTTCGGTTGCGCTGACAAGAATCACGTACTCAACCTCGCGGAAGAGAACCGCGGCCATCACGTAGTCATGAGTGAACGCAGTTGAGTTGTGGGTCAGCAAGTAGTCGTCGGTAATATAAAAATTCCCTTCTACAGTTATGCACCTACCCAATCCGCGGCCTGCCGGCTGGATACTTTGTATGGCTGACTTTTGCGGGCCGCCACAACCGATCTTGGTTCCGCCGCTCCATTTTTCTGCTTTGCGCTTTAACTTAAATGGGCATATATCATTAAACTTCATCGATACGCGCCAGTAAGGAAATTTCTCTCCGTCTTTTTCGTAGGAGTTTTCCCCGTAGCACACCGATGCGATACCGCCAAGACTGCGCACTATGGAAACTACGCCGTCGATTAGGTTTTTATTGGTATTGCAGAAATAAGCAATTCTTCCGTCGCAATGCACGGTGCCGTCCGTGTCCATTAACCCCTGAAGAAACGCCAGGCGATCCTCTTTCTTAGTTAACAGCAGCGCCACTGGTATGTGTTTGTTGCCTATCAAGTCCATTTGCTTGAGAGTCGCGAATAGTTTCTCAACTTTATAAAGATACTTTCCGCTTTGCTTAACGACCGGATTGGAGTCGGGGAAATACTCGAAAATCTCAGGATCAGCCGAAGTAACTCGCCCGCTTGCCGCATGCCCATCACCCAGCCAAACACCAAGCATATATGGATCGCAGTACTGGCCGGACAGATCAACTCCCTCGACCGCCTCAGGTGCCGGGATAAAGCACCGTCTCTCGCCTTCTCTAGCCCCTAAGTAGATTTCCTTGATTTCCTTCAGTGGCTTAATCACAAGCCTAGATCCGCTATTGGACGGGATTAGCACCGGCCACAGATGGTCTTCGTTGCACAGCGTCTTTTTTCCATCGCGTGTTCTGATCTCAAAGAGATCCATTTCTGCTATAGGGTGCAGGTGCGTAACTTTCTTTGGTAGGCCGTCCCTTCCGATAACTTCGCTGCCAACCTCTAACTGAGACAAGAGCACCCATCCCTTTGTGGTGAGTACTTTACTGTTAAGGCTTTGAGCTTTCGCATGGCCTCGAGGCGCTGCGGTCGCCGCGTATCGATCATCGCTGCAATAGCGCTGCCACGTCGTTCGATGAAACTCCGGTGTCCGAAACGGCGTGTCGTAGTGAGGGCTTAAGTACATCCCGGCGAACGACTCAATTAAATCTGCGGTGAGCCTCATACCTCATCCGTCTCGATGGCAAGTAGGGCTGATATCTCAACGGTGCCCGCAGCAACGAAGGCGCGGAACAGCAAGTTGTAGATCGTGCCGACAACGCCGCCGGTGACGGTCTGCGTGACGATGGTGCCGGAAACCGATGAGCCGCCTTGCAGGATGGCGGCTGGATTCGGATCATTGCCGCTCCACACCGTTGCCGTGACGGAGCTTCCCGTGACCGAGGTGCCGGGGGTGAGAGCCGAGATGAAATCCACGCTCTCGGGCAGCACCTCGCCTTGTTTCTTAGGAGCTAGGATCACTTGGCCTCCGGCTTGAATGATGCCGCCAGTTGATGGAGTCGGCGGCGAGGGCGTGAGGGTCAAAAGGATGTTGGGCGGAATCTCAAAGTTCACGCTAAAGCGCGCGCGCTGCGGATTGACCCAATCAAAGTTCGAGAACGGCAGCGCGGCAAGGGGCTTTAAAAGCCCGCTCATCAGCAGATTGGGCGAGGGCTCGATCTGCGGTGCACGCGTGCGCAGCTGCGGGTTATCCAGATTCTGTACCGGGAAGTTCGGGTACTTGGGCAATCCGGTCAGAAGCAGATTCGGGAACGGCTCAATCTGCGGGGCAAGCTTGCGCGGCTGCGGATTGGGCCAGTCCCAGGATGGGAATGGGAAGGTGAGAGTCTGGAAGTTACCCGACATCAGCAGATTCGGGTACTCGACGATCTGCGGCGCTGTCTTTCGCAGCAGCGGATTAGCCCACTCAATCGGCGCGAAGGGCACCGGATTGTAGTAGCTCATCGTCCTCATCGACATCGGCTCGAGCCGATCTTTCGGTGCCTGAGGATTGGGCCAGTCGTAGCTCGGGAACGGTATTGTCGGAGCCCCGAGGATGTTCAGGTACACATTCGGGTACTGGAAAATCTCTGGCGCGCGCCTCGGATAGTAGGGAACGCTGTAGGCATCGCGGAATATCGGCGGCGCGGCAGCGGCGCCAAAGCCTAGCGCTAAATTCGGATACTGAAATACTTCAGGCGCCCGGGTGCGAAGAAGCGGATTGGGCCAGTCGCGCTGCGCATTGAAGGGCATCGGCTTGGCTGAGAGCACGCCGAGCAGCAAGTTGGGCTGCTCGACAACCTGTGGCGCGGCCTTGCGAAGCTGCGGATTGGGCCAATCAACGGGCAGGAATGGCTTGGCCGTCAGATAGGCCAGGGTCGTGATCAGTAAATTGGGGAAAATGTCGGCCGGCAGTTTGTACTTGCCCGGCACCTTGTACTCGATCGCTCCTCGCTCCTGAGTGGTCTGGTAGGTGAAGATCACCACGCCCGCAGCGCCGGCTCCTGAAACGCCAGCATCCTGTCCGCCGCCGCCGCCGCCAGGAGCCGTGCCAGCGACCCCATCGGCGCCTCCTGCGCCCCCCAGTGGGGCTCCTCCGGCGCCGCCCGGCCCATCGGTCGTGCCCGCAGTGCCGCTCGTGTTCGTCGTGCCGCCGCTTGCGCTGCCACCGGCGCCGCCCGTGCCTAATACAGCGCCCGCGCCACCGCCACCGGCGCTTAACGAGACTGTGCCGCCAGTGACGGTACCAGAGACGGTGGAGGCGGTACCGGCCACTCCGGCGGAGGGGAAACTTACCGCTCCGCCTCCGGCTCCCACTGAGTAGGTGAAAGTTTGTCCCGGAGTGCAGACAAGTGAGGACTGGGCGCAATAGGCACCGCCCCCACCTCCGCCACCGACAATCGAAGTCGCAGCGGCTCCCGAACCGCCGCCGCCTACAAGGGCGATAGCAACGCTAATGGCCAGCGCCGGGACGGTCTCAGTGGCCCCCGTCCCGGTGCTGTAGCTGTGGACTATCGTTCCCATTTAGCCGAGCCTTGCGTCGCTCGTAAGCCGCGCGCTTGGCGGCACGAGCGGCCTCGCGCTGCTCAGGGGACATTGCGGCCCGTAGCGCGTTACGCCGGGCGTTGTTGATCGCGAGCCGTGAGCGGTTGTACTCGGCAACTTTCGCCTTGTCGGTCGCAGCATGTTCGCGCCGCTTGCTCTCAAGATATGCGGCCCGTTGCTCGGCCGACATCGAATCGTGCCGCTGCTTGCGCAGGCGGTTAGCCAGTGGGCGGCGGGATTTGTCGTACTCGGATTTTTCCGACTTGTGGGCCTGCAGGTAAGCCTGTCGGTAGGGGCGCTGTGCTTCCTTGGTGCGTGCGTAGTAGGCGGCGAGCTGCTGCAATCTGATTGCTCGCTCGTCTGACGTTTCAGTGACAAGAATTTCTGCCGATCGCTCGCGATTACAGATACGGCAGAGCCGTCCACCGTTTGACGAATAAGACGTGTTGTCGGCTGAATATTCATGTCCCTTCGGGCAATGCGTTACCGCTCTTCCGATGCTTCCTATGTCGGCGCCAGGCGTCATGTTGTAAGCAGGCCAAAGCAGTCGAATGTAAAAATCTTCTCTTCCGATCAGTTCCTCGCGCGCGCACTCCTCGATGACAGTAAAAATAAAGTTCTCTTCGCCGTGCTTGTTCCACGCGTTCTGAAGATATTTCGAGTGATGCTCGTTTTTCCTTAGCATCAATCGATGGCCATACCAGCGCCCGTAAATACGGGCGCTTGATCCGATGTAGAGCTTCGAGTCGCATTGCGACTGAATTTGATAGATCCCGCATTTGTCAGACTTCATTTGGCTTCCTCCTGACTGAATCAGGAGGTTACCACTTCAGACCTCATTTGATAATCTGAAAATTCCCTTTAAAATCAATAACTTATTCAGTCACAGCGGCTCGTAAAGAATATGAGCACCCATCGCTCCAACGTTTCCGCCCGTGTAGGCCGAGAGCGATGATTCGCTGATCGACACGCTCTGGCCGATGATCGCCCACTCCTCGCCCGGCGCCGGCTTCCAGCGCACGATGCCGCCCGCGGCGTTAAAGCCGATGTTCAGCCGCGCCGTCGCTGCGGTGTTGGTGCGTGAGGGGCCGGTGCCCGCCGCAACGTAAGTGATCGGAGGCGCTGCAAGAGCGGCGGTCGCGCCGTTCATCGGCCCATCGCCGTTGGGCGCTGCGAGCGTCGTGGGCGTTGAGCCGAGCACCAGATCGCGGGCGAACATCATGATGTTCACCGCGCTTGTTGCCGCCTGACCGTACTCGTAGATCTCAAGCACGTTCAGATACTGCGTCGCGCTCCCGGCACCGATCGCCATGTAGGTGGTGTTGGCCAGCGCGCTGTTGTCAGCCGTGGCAGTAGGCGTCCAGACCGCCTGGTTAAAAACTCGCTTGGACATGAGAAGGCTCCTTAAGGATTACGGAATGATGATCGAGGGCACCGCCGTACTTGCCGGCGGCGGCTCTGGTGCTTCCGCCGCGGGCGGATCGACCAGTGCCAGGGGACTGCCTAATTGCTCGGCTTCCCCCAAATTCCTTGGAAGCCCGAAGCGCTCGCTTACCTGCTCGATAATCGCTGCCTTCTCAAGCGCGCTGTCCACCTTTGCCTTGAATGGAACATGCGCGTAGCCGGTTTGCTGTCGCTCTATACCACAAAAATCGCAAATATAATGATCACAGAGCCGGCAGTATTCGCGTTCTCTTGTCCGAAGAGGGTTTTTTATCACGACCGAG